AGCCCAAGATTATAGCATTGAATCTTCAATGTTTACTTATGGTGATGATGCAATTCGTTGTACTGTTAAGAATAAATTAAATTCAAATATATTACAAGTTGTATCAACTACAGGAACTGTAATTGTAGAAGATATTGGTAGTTATAATTACCAAAAAGGTAGTGTTAATTTAAATGGCTTTGCTCCAGTTTCTATATCGACCGGTACCCCCTATATTACATTTAGTTCAACTCCTCTTGATCAAAGTATGATTTCTCCTCTTAGAAATTATGTACTAAGATTGGACACTGCAAAATTAAGAATGCAACCATTAAAGAATGAGCAAGATACAAAGGTAGCGCTGTAATATAATGTCTGAAGATAGAAATCATACTTCACTTAGAGCTGACTATGTAAGAGATATTCTTCCAGAATATTTTGTTGCTGATTATCCTAATCTTATTCAGTTTTTGGAAACTTACTATGATGCTTTAGATAGCGATGGTAATTTTGGTAGTACAATAAAAGATTTATATGAAATAAGAGATATTGGAAAAACAGATTTAAAATATCTTGATAATTTATTTGGTGAAATTGGTCTTAGTTTATCGTCACAATTTGTTTCTAATCCAAGAGAAATATTAAAAAATTTAGCCAAGTTTTTTAGAGTAAAAGGTTCACTTTATTCTGCTGAAGGTTTCTTTAGAGGATTCTTTGATACATCAGCAGAAGTTGAATACCCAAAAGATAAAATTTTTACTTTAGACGATCCATTATCAATACTAGGATCTAAATCATCTAAGAAAATACAAGATGGTAGATTACATCAAGTATTATCTCATCTAATAAAAACTACAGTGCCATTAAAAGATTGGGAACAGCTATATAAAAAGTTTGTTCATCCTGCTGGATTCTATTTACACGGTGAAGCACAGCTTTATACAAACCCAAAATATAAACCTGTTGGTGTTCTTTCAGATGCAACTCCTCTAAACCTAAGAGTTGAAACTGATAGCGCCTTACCTAAATTAGCTGTAGATACTCGTATTATTAGTAAAACTGATATGGGAAATAGTGATATTCTTATTATGGATGGACATAAAGAATATGTGTGTGGATCAAATACTAGAAGATTTCAGTACGCAAATATATTAGATTATGCCGATAGTGAAGGATGGTTTGTTGAAGATAGTTATGGTAGAGCATTAGAAGGTCCTGGACTTTCTGTTAAAAATTCCGTAGATGCTGGATTATATAGTAATAAAGAAATTAATATAGCTGCAATAGATTTATCGCCAACACTAAAAAGTGAAGATAGTAATTATCAACCTGGGCTTTCTGAAGTACCAGGAGAGCCATATACAATATTTGAAGCGGCTCCAGCTAAGATTAAAACATTAGATGCAATAACTGGAATAACCACATCATCAACTTTAATTCAAATAGATGTACCTTTACAGTTAAATAAAACTCTTGAACAGATTACAAGAGGTGATAGTAAAACATATATTTCAAGAATATATTTAAATGGTGATTATTCATCAACTAAACTTGATATAGCATTACCTGGTTTAGGAGATTCCTTTGGTGGCGATCACTTCTGTATTGGCGGAGATTCGGATGCTGCTAATCATTCTTCTTATGTTGTATCTGCATCAGCACCAGTATTAAGAGTTGATAATATATTAGATTCTTATGGTATGTTAGATGTAAATATTAAAAAGACTGGATCTGGAACAATTGAAGCAAAATTTAATCTTTCGCATAAATTTAACAGCATATATGAGTGGATTAAGTATGATTCTAATGCAGTTTTTGATATAAATAGTTTTAATTATGGTGACAACCAAAGTATGAGAAATGTGACTATTCAAGAATTAAGAAATAAGAATATGTTATATTTAAAAGACGCAATAATTTAATAGGTAGAGCATGTCGACAATTGTAACACAAAACTTTAAGAAGGAACTCATGATTGGGACCATTCGTAGTATTAACAATACTACAGAGAACTATTATATTGGCGTGTCTCGATCTAATCCTTGGAATGCTGCAGATTCAGCACCAGCGGCTAAAGATAATATTAGGATTCAAAACGAATTCCGAAATGGTCTTCAATCAATACATCGGGTTGCAGCAGCTTCATTAGTTGTTCCTCGTAAATCTTGGTCTACTGGTTCCACATATCTTGCATACGATGATAAAAAAGATTTAGCTGATTATGGCTCTGAGTTTTTCTATGTTGCAAATAGTAATCATGATGTTTATATTTGCTTAAGACAAGGGACGGACGCAACTGGATCGGCGGTAGCTTCGACAGTTCAGCCTACAGGTTCTAATAATGATCCATTTGAAACATCTGATGGATATGTTTGGAAGTTTCTTTATACTATTAGTGCACTAGATGCTACTTTATTTATGACTAATGATCATATGCCTATTGATCGTATTTTAGCCACAGATTCAAATTCTACTGGCAATGAAATAAAACAATATGAAATTCAAAGTACTGCAAAGCCTGGTATGATTACAGCGTTTGAAGTAACAGCAGGCGGTACTGGTTATACTAATCCATCAGTCAATATTAATGGTGTTAATTATCCAACACTTGTTGATTTTACTTTAGATTCTCCTTCAGGTACAATTGTAAAGGCAGAATATAATCCTGATTCCTCAGGTACTACTTTAAACTATGTTCACGGATTAAGAGGTGCACAAATAACTCTCACTGATTCTAATGGAACAAATGGTGAAGTGAGAGCCATTATGTCCAGTGGATTAGGCATTGGTGGAGATGCATCTTCTGATCTTAAGTGTGGTTCTATGATGATTGGTGTGAGAGTTGATGGTAATACATCTGACTGGTTACTTAATCAAGATTATAGACAGATTGGTATTATTAGAGGAATTAAAGATTCTGCTCAAGGTACCCAGTGGACTAATCTTACTGGTGGTGCTTTACAATCTATGACTCTTGCAACACAAACGGTTGCATTTACAACAGATGAAGTTATTGTTGGTGCTACAAGTGGAGCAAAAGCATACGTTGATCAAACTAATGGCAACACAATTCTATTCCATCAAAATGATTCAACTGGTTATGTTGGATTTGTAGCAAATGAAACTTTAACAGAAATGAGTGGACCTGGACAAGGTACTGTAGGTAATCCACTTATAGCATCAGAGGTTGATCCATTTACAGGTGAAATACTGTATATAGATAATAGGTCTGCAGTAACTAGAGTTGCTAATCAGACAGAAGATATTAAAATAGTTATTCAATTGGATGAGTGTTCATGACCGTAAACTATACTAAAAATTTAGAAGCCCAAATTTATAAAGACGACTTTGACCCAGACAAAGGGTTCCATAAAGTATTATTTAAAAGCGGTAAGGCACTTCAAAGTAGAGAATTGAATCAGCTTCAATCTATTATACAAGAAGAAATTAAAAGACTTGGCACTAATCTTTTTAAAGAAGGTGCTTCACTTGAGTCTGCTGCTCTTACTTTTAATAATCGTTATAGATATATTAAACTTAATACTGATCCAACTGATGCTACAACTCCTGGTGTTTCTTTACCGAGCAATGTTTCTAACTTTAAAGATAAGGTTTTTGTTGGTCAACTTTCTGGTATTTCCGTAAAAGTTATTGAAATAGTAGAAGCTGAAGGATCAGATCCGGCGACAATTTATGTCCAATATCTTGACACTCTAAATGGAACATCTGGAACAGAGCCGGCTTCCGTAACTCCTGGTGAAGAGTTACTTGAAAAAGACGGTTCGGTTGTTCTAGTTGTTCAGACAACTGATACTACTGCAGACCCAGCAACCGGCTATGGTTTTAGAATTTCTACTGGTGCAGCTTCATTTTTTGCTGAAGGGCACTTTGTTCATGCTCCAAAACAGAGTTTAATTGTTGCTAAGTATTTCTCAAATCCAACTGCCACAATCGGTTTTAAACTTACACAAGTAGTAACTACGGCAGATGATGACGATTCTCTATATGACAACCAAGGAGATTTACCAAATTATACTGCTCCTGGTGCAGACAGATATACAATTAATTTAGAACTTGTAAATAAAAATACTATTCAAGCCGATGAAACATTTATTTATTATGCTAAAATTGAACATGGATTCCTTGTTGAAGCAGTTACTGGATATGATCAATATAATAAAATTAATGATATTATGGCTGTACGAACAAAAGAAGAGTCTGGTAATTATACTGTAAAGCCATTTAGACTTTCTTGGGATGAACATTCATCAGATAATACAAAACTATCTTTAGGTGTAAGTAGCGGTACAGCGTATGTAAATGGCTATAGAGTTAGTAAAGCATCTGCTAGTACTTTAGATATACCAAGATCAACTACCACTATTACACAAGAAAATAAAGGTATTTCTGGAACATATGGTAATTATATATTAGTTGAAGCTGGATTCTTTGGCATTCCAGATGTTAATATTTTTGAACGAGTAGATATTAGTGACGATACTACAGGAACTGCGGCGTTTGGTGTTAATGATAAAATTGGAACACTAAGAATTAGAGGTATAGATCCAGGTGAACCAGGATCTAATACATTTAAAGTGTATGTATTTGACATTGAAATGAATGCAGGTAAAATATTTAATAGAGATGCTAGAGCAATCGGTTTAGATAGTGGAGCTTGTAGTTGTGAAAGACAAGAAATGAGACTTGTCAGATCGAATAATAAAGTTATAATATATGAAACTCAAGCTAATGAGTTATTCTTTAAAATACCGGGTAATAGACCGAGTGCAGTTTCAGATATTTCCATGACTCTTGCAAAAAGATATAGGGGTACTGCTGCAGCTAATGGTTCAATGACAATAACTGCTTCAGCAGGAGAAGTATTTACAGACACTGCTAATTGGATTATTTCAGATCCAGGTGGTTTAACAACCGGACAATCTCCTACATATAGTGGAGTTGGTACATCAAGTGTTACGATTACGGGCCTAGTTAGTTCTAAAAATGGTGGTACAATTGCTACAGGATTTGATCAATTTGAAGTATATGCTTATACATTTAAGGGTGCATGTAGTGTAGCTTCTAAAACAAAAGTTACAACTACAGCACTGGTCACTTTTAATCCGAGTACAGGTGTTGCACAGTTACCCTATACTGACGTCATCGGCGTAGAAGAAATTAGAATATTGGCTTCTAACGGAAATCTTGTTACAGATAAATTTGAAATAGATGGTGGTCAAAGAGATAATTCATACCAAAAAGGTTCTATCACTATTAAACCAGGTAGAACAATTACTGGTAATTATCAAAATGCAACCCTTCAGTTATTTGTTAAATTCTCTTATTTTGCTCATGGTTCCGGTGACTTCTTTGGTCCTAGCTCTTACTCAACAATTGATTATCAAGATATTCCTAATTATCAATTAGCAAATGGTCGCTATGTAGATTTAAAAAATTATCTCGACTTTAGATCATCAAAAGGAAGTAGTGGCACATATTCGACTACTGATGCCGAGATATTTATTTTACCAAAACAAGGTTCAACTATTGTTGCAGATGTTTCATATTATCAACCAAGATATGATAAGTTAGTTCTCACACAACAGGGCGAATTTAAATATATAAAAGGAACACCATCTTTAAATCCTAAGTTTCCTTCAATACCTGATGGTACTATGGAGCTCCATAGAATTAGATTAAATGCTGGAACATTTGGTCCAGATGATTTAACATTCTCTATGCTTGATAATAAGCGTTATACAATGAGAGATATTGGTAAATTAGAGAGAAAGATTGATGATCTTGCAGAAGTAACATCTCTTACACTATTAGAAATGGATACAGCTAATATTGATGTGTTAGATTCTGATAATAGAAATAGAACAAAATCTGGATTTATGGCAGATAATTTTGAGAATCAGTATTTCTCGGATATTACACATCCAGGATATTCAGCAGCTATTGATCCAAGAAATAAACTTATAAGACCAAGAGCAATTACAAATAATATTGGTCTTTATTATGATTCAAATGCATCTACAAATACTATTATGAAAGGTGATAATGTATATACAACTTATAATACAACGCCTTATATTGTCCAAGATGTTGCATCATCTACTGTAAATGTTAATCCATATTTAAATTTATTTTATAATGGTGCAATGACACTTTCTCCAGCATCCGATGATTGGTATGAAACTGATTATATACCAGATAAAATTATTCCGGGTGGTACATTACTTAATACTGATTTAGCCCTCC